TGAAAAACCTATACGTTGGGAAAACGACGTTTGGACTTTACACTCTGACGAAAAAGATTGTGAAGTAATGATTAATGATTATTTTCACACGTTAAAAGAAAATACCGAATGTAGTAAAATTGTTTGTGCATTTTCAGATACTTATAATTTTAGAACATCTATTTTACCTGATTATAAATTAAACCGAGTAAATACAAGAAAACCTTTAACATTAAAATTTTGTAAAGATTATATTTTTGAAAATTATAATGGTTTTAAAAAGCCTAGTTTAGAAGCTGACGATATTATAGGTATATTAGCAACTACAGATATTATTAAAGGCTCTAAAATAATTTGTTCAGAAGATAAAGATTTAAACCAAATTGAAGGTTTACATTTTAACCCTGTAACAAAAGAGTTTTATAAAATATCAGCAAAACAAGCTGATTATAATTTTTATTTCCAAACGTTAACTGGAGATCAATCAGATAATTACAAAGGTTGTCCTAGTGTTGGGGAAGTTAAGGCTACAAAAATATTATCTAATTCTAAAGATTATTGGCAATCAGTTATTGAAACATATCAATCTAATAATTTAACAGAAGATGACGCTTTAATTCAGGCACGTGTAGCAAAGATATTAAAAAAGAATGATTACGATTTTAAACTTAAAAAAGTAATTTTATGGTCTCCAAATAAAAAACAAAAACCTAAAGGTATTAAATTAATATTAACTGAACCAGAAGAAGAAAGGACTGTATTTGGTACAAAGATATGACAAACAAAACATTTTATAAGCAGATAGGTGGGCAACATTATCGATTGATGAAAATTCAGCCATCTATATTTATAAACGAAAACCAATTACCTTTTGCTGAAGGTAATGCAATTAAATATATTTGTCGTCATAGATTAAAAGGTAAGAAGGAAGATGTTTTAAAAGCTATTCATTATTTAGAAATGATAATTGAAAGAGATTATGCCAAAGAATAATTATTACGAAAAAGCTAAAGAATATAAATTTTTAGCAGACAATACAAAAGAGCCTACATTATCAGAATATTATTACAGTATGTATGTTGAGTGTCTATTTAAAGGAGACATAAAAGAAGAAGGAGATACCAAACGATTTGGAAGACATAAAGAAAATGAATGATATATACAAATGGAAAAAGATTACCTATCTTACTGTAAAATTTAAAATAGAAGATTGGTTTTATGCTAAAACCCCAGACGTTGAAAAAAGTTTTCCCTTCACACCGAACGCTAAATTTACTTTATTAGACGTTCTTAATACCCGCCACACAGTCGAAATGGAGTCTTTCGATGAAAAAGAAATCCCAAATATTGTTAATCACCCTAACCCACCTGAAGATTTAAGCACTTAGGTTGCCCTCTTGGAACTAATATATGTTTGTAAATAAAGAATTAATAGAACACTTAAATAAACTATTTCCTAATAAAGTACCTGATATTAGCGAAAATGAACGACAAATTTGGTTTAAAGCTGGTCAAGCTAGTGTCGTATCTTATTTAAAACAGTTATTAGAAGAACAGAATAATAACTTATTAGATTTAACAATTATAAAGAAAGAGTAATAAAACTATGTGTATGTCGAGTCCTAAAGCTCCACCACCACCACCAATCCCAGCCGCCCCAGCTACAGAAGTAAATGCTAGTCAGGCAACGCTAAGACAAAAAGCACCTCAAACACCAGCAACAGCAAGTTCTACGCCTTTAAGTGTTGGTAAAAAAAGAGGAAAAGCTAGTTTGGTCGTAGATTTAGACCAGTCAAATTTATCTAGTGGAAGCTCTGGCGTTAATATCCCCTAATAAATAATCACAATGCAACCAACTACAACGGCAAAAAGTCGATACTCAAAACTAGAAAGCATACGCCAACCTTACTTAGATAGAGCAAGAGATTGTGCAGAATTTACAATACCTTCTTTAATAACTAGAAGTGGTTATAGTGGCTCAACTAAACTTTACACCCCATATCAAGGTATAGGTGCTAGAGGGGTTAATAATATATCTAGTAAATTACTATTAGCACTCCTTCCCCCTAATCAACCATTTTTTAGATTATCCCTAGACGAATTTACTTTACAAAAACTTACCAATCAAAAAGGTATGCAAGGTGAGTTTGAAAAAGCTATGGGCTCTATTGAGCGTGTAGTTATGAATGAAATAGAAGTAAATAATTTTAGAACTTCTGTATTTGAAGCACTAAGACAGCTTGTAGTTTCAGGTAATGTACTTTTATATATTACCCCAGAACTTTCAATGAAAGTTTATAAGTTAGATGAATACGTTATTAAGAGAGATACAATAGGTAATGTTATAGAAATTATTACTGAAGATAAAGTAAGTCCATCAGCAGTATCAGAAGAAATTAAAAAATTATTTGACGATAAACTAGACGAAGAAAAAAGAGATCAAACGATTTCTATTTACACTCGTGTTATTAGATCAGATAATAAAAGGTGGCTTGTGCAACAAGAGGTTAACGACAAAGTCGTTCCTAGTTCAATCGGAACTTATCCGCTAGATAAGTCACCTTTCATTCCATTAAGATACACCCTTACAAACGAAGATTATGGTAGAAGTTTTTGTGAAGAATATATTGGTGACTTAAGATCGTTGGAAGCACTATACAGAGCAGTAGTTGAAGGTAGTGCGGCCGCCTCTAAAGTTTTATTCTTAGTTAGACCAAATGGTACAACAAGAATTAAAACTTTATCTGAAAGTCCTAACGGAGCAATTAGAGAAGGTGACGCAAACGATGTCACTACTTTACAAATGAATAAGTCAGCCGACTTTTCAATTACATTCCAAACAATTAAAACTATAGAAGAAAGATTAACTTATTCATTCATGTTAATGAATAGTGTTCAACGTAATAACGATAGAGTAACTGCTACCGAAATAAGATTATTAGCTGATGCGTTGAATGATAGTGTATCTGGTTTATATTCATTATTATCTCAAGAACTACAATTACCTTTAATTTCCCGTTTGATGTATCAAATGGAAAAATCAAAAAGATTACCAACGCTTCCCAAAGACAGTATTAAAGTTAAAATTGTAACTGGTTTAGAAGCATTGGGTCGTTCATCAGATTTACAAAGATTAAATACTTTCATTCAACAATTAACTCCATTTGCACAAGAATTGTTTAAGTATGTTAATTTTGATGAGTATGTAAAAAGAGTAGGGACTTCACTTGGTATTGATATGGAAGGCTTAATAAAAGCACCAGAACAAATACAAGCTGAAGAACAGGCGGCACAACAACAAGCTATGATACAGCAAGCCACACCTCATATAGCAAAAGAAGGTGCTGGAATGGTTAGAGATAGCTTTCAAAACAGGGCGGAACAACAAGCACAAGAGCAAGCACAACAACAACAATAAGGAAAATAAATAATGAGTGAACTAACACAAGTAAATGTGACTCCGACCCCTTCTGTCGAAAGTAAAGAGTATGTAGATAGCATGATACAGAAAGCCGAAAACGCAAACAAATTACCAGAAGATAAAGTTCAACAAACTGAGACTGTAAAAACTGAACAACCAGTCCAAGAAAAAATACTTGGTAAATTTAATTCACAAGATGAATTAATTAAATCTTATCAAGAATTAGAAAAAAAACTTGGTCAACCAGTAGATGATAAAAAAGTTGAAAATAAAAACCCATTACAAGCACAAGCAAAAACAGATGATGCAAAAAGTATATCTGCTTTTCAAACTGCTGAAAAAGAATTTAGTGAAACTGGACAGCTTAGTGAAGCAACATTAACTTCATTAGAAAAATCTGGTTTACCTAAACAATATATTAATAATTATTTAAAAGGTCTTGAAGCTATGGCTGACCAATTTCAGGCTAAAGCATATTCAATTACTCAAGGCGAGCAACAATATAAATCTATGACTGATTGGGTTGCTAATAATTTAACACAAGAAGAAATTAACAGTTTTAATCAAGGGGTATCAAGCGACGATAATACAGCCTTATTTACTATAAGAGGAATGTATGCTCGATATAACGCAGAGAACAGAGAACCTAAATTAAGTTTAGGTGAAACTTCTCAATCTTCAGTTGGTGATAGATACGAAAGTATTGCACAATTAAAAGAAGATATGAAAAACCCTATGTATGACAAAGACCCAGCTTTTAGAAAAAAAGTTGAAACTAAACTTTCAAGGTCAAACATACTATAACAAAATTCTTTAGGAGAATTAGTTACTCCTACTGATTAACCCAATAAAGTAAGTCTAAACCGACCCGAGGGTCGATAATTTTGTATCTGAAATACGGCGTTTTTAACTTAACTAAGCAACTTAACTTATAAAGGACATATAAATGTCAACTTATAATCCTTCTATTATAGGTCAGGCGGCTGGTGCGGGCGATCAAAATGCACTTTTCTTAAAATTATTTTCAGGAGAAGTGATGACGGCGTTCGAAAGAGCTAATACTGCCTTAGATAGAACAATGGTACGTACGATTTCTCAAGGGAAATCTGCAACGTTTCCCGTTTTCGGGAAAGCTTCAGCGGCTTACCACCAAGCTGGAACTGAACTAACTGGTTCTTCAATCGTTGGTAACGAAAGAGTTATCACTATTCAAGACTTGTTAGTATCTCACGTGTTTATCGCTTCTATTGAAGAAGCTAAATCATCTTGGGAAGTTAGAAGCATCTATGCAAAAGAGCTAGGAAATGCTTTAGCAACTCAAATGGATAAGCATATTTACCAAGTACTTGTAAATGCTTCTAGAGCATCTGCGGCATCGC